GCGCCATTTCCTGCTCGTGCACTTGGCGCTCCATGGCCATCTCTTGCTGCGCTTTGGCGGCGGCAAGCTCTGGGTTCTCGCCTTGGCGGGTTGCCGCTTCTTGGGCCTTGAGTTGGAGCTCTTGCTGCTTGATGGCCAAGTCGCCTTGAACTTTCTGGGCCTTGGTCTGAGCGTCCTGCATTTTGATCTGCAGCTCTTGCTGCTGCATCTGCACGATCGGGTCTTGCTGTTGTTGCTGGGCCTGCTTCTGGGCAGCTTCACCTTGGTGAATCTGGGTGAGTTGCTGGGCTGCTTGTGCGACCAGCTTAGCCAACTGAACCTCGACCTGCTCTGGCAGTTCTGCGTTGGGTGCTGGCAGACTTGCGCCAAGGCGCTCTTCGATTTGATTGCGATACTGGAACGCAACGTGCTCTGCAATATGCGCCATGATGGCGGCTTGCATCTGCTGCGCCATGGGGTTCTGCCCCATCTGCCCCATGACCATGGGGTCCTGCATCATCGAGGAGTGGACAGCAATGTGAGCGTCATGGTCTTGGTAGATGAACGCCTTAGTAGGCTTGCCCGTCAGGAACGCCATGTTCTCGCTGATCGGGTCACGCGGCTTCATATCGTCGTCGATCGGCACCAGCTTGTCGGCATTCTTGATCCCCAGCACTTCCAGCATCTGACGGTGCAACTGAGGCAGGTCGTAAATCTGCGGCGCGCCTTGAGCCAACTGGATCGCAGCTTGGTACTGCATGATCCGCTGGGCCATGGTCGAGCTGTTGGGGTCGGACACGGGGATAACCTCCACCATGTCGTAGTCTTCCCGCTTGGCCTGTACGTTCCCGCCATTGGGGATGTATTCGTAGTCGCCCGGGGTGTTGTCGCGGATGATGGCTTTGAGGAGTTTGAACTCCTCTTTCATCGAGTAGTGCACACGGGCCTGTACGGCCGACATCGTTTTGAGCTGGCGCTCAAGGATGGCCAGTGTGGTGCCCACGGGCGCGTTGGCGCTCATGTCGCTGACCTTCATGTCGGCCACAGAGCCGAGGCGGCGGGCCTCATCCGTGATCTGCCCGAGCAGCGCCATCAGAACTTGGCTTGGCTCTTTGTATGGCAACGGCATGATGCTGTCGCGCACCGTGCCGCTGGTCACGTCTACGTCGCGAAACTCCCCCGGAGCGATCGGAGTGTCGTCGCCCTTGATCCGCAGACCGCGGGACTTCAAGCCACCGGGCAGGTTGGACAGCGTGCCAGCATCAACCAACTGACGGATGATGGATGTGCCAGCGCGGGCGTAGCCCCCGATGATGTGGATCAGGCCAAGGCCATACACCCCGAAGCCGGGCACGTAGGTGTACTGCACGAAGTGCTGGCGCTTGAGCTTGAGCTTGTCGTCCTCGTTCCAGTTACGGCGGATGGCCAGCACTTTGGTCGTGCTGCGGTCGATCGTGATGACGTACGGCCGTGCGATGCCGTCCTCGTCTTCATAGCCGGGCAAGTCGTAGTCGACGCACATCTCCAGCAACTGATACCGGTTGTCGTCGCTAAGGGTAAACCCTTGATCTTCTGCTTTGCGCTTCTCGATATCTGAGTGAAACGTAAGGGGGTCCCCCAAGTCGATGTCCTTGTAGAACCCCGCGACCTGCAGCTTCTTGACGTCGTTTTTGGTTTTGCGCATGACGTGGGTCACGCGCTCCGCGGTGCGCGCGCTGGACGCGCCGTACGGGATGATGATGTCTTCAGCCGGGATAAACACGGCCACCTGCCGCCCCAAACTGGGGTCGAAGTACACCTTTTTGAACGCTGCCCCGGCCAAGCCGAGGTTGTACAGCATGCGCTCGTGCTCAGGGCGGTACTCCGGCATCTCTTCTGTGAGCTTGAAGTTCATGTCGATGCGCACGCGCTCGGCAGCTTCTTCCTTCAACTTATCTATTGCCCCAATGATTTCCGTCTTGACGGGCCCCTGCGCCGGGAACGTCTCAATGATTGTCTCGGACTGGAACCTGATGGCCGCTTCAGTCAGCACGGTGGAGTACACCCCGCAGGCACCGGTCCAAGGCTCGGTGCGCTCTTCGTATTTCATGCCAAGGACTTCGAGGCCCTTGACGTACATGTCCGCCCACTCTTTGCGGGACGCCACGTCGGAGTCGTACTCTCCCATCAGGTCACTGGCCAGTGTGCTCAGCTCCCCCTCATCCATGAACTCGGCTAAGTTGGCATCAAAGTCCTCGTCCGTTTCGTCCTCCGGCATCAAGTCAATTTCAAGCCCGTCCACGCCAATCTGCACCCCCTCGGGGTCTTCAATCATAATTTCTATGGCCGGGGTGTCGTCTGGAGTAATGCCTGAGAGCGCGTCCAAGCCCAACGGGGCCGGAGTGAGCGAAGAGGTCATGCTGTTTGCTGCTGCCATGGTGAATCCTAATAGTACGCGGCCCGGCGGGCCCGCTGGAAGCCTTCATTATCCTCGTGGTCGGTACTTAGGCGCAACAGGCCACCTTTTCGCACGCGCATCAAGGCCAGCGTCTTCGTGTCCACTTCGTCGTCGTGCTCGCCAGCCGGGAACGCCAAAATCTCCTCGACGGTCTTGGCAGCCCACGCGGTCTCGGGGAACCAGACGTGGCCGGAGGCAAACATGTCCGCCACCGCGTTAAGCCGGGCAATCTTGTCTTGGCCCTTGCCCGGGCTAAAGTCCTGCACAAATATGCCCGATCTGCGCATCTCGTCGATCAGCGGCTGCCCGCTGGCCTTGGCCTCCACCACCACGGAGTCCGGCTGCCAGTCCGCGTACTGCTCGTGGGCCATCGCCTTGAGCTCTGGGAATTCGTACTTGCCCTTGACGGAGTTGAGCAGGATGACGTTCTGGGTGTTGTCTTGCTCGTTAAACCATACGCCCCACGTATGGCACACAGAAAAGTCTGAGCGCTCCTTGGTGGTGAGCGCTGTGTCGAACGACTGCACAAGAAACTCGCACTCCGGCGGCTCGTCGCCGGTCCACCACTTGATCCAGTCACGCTTGATGATCGCAGCTTCGGCAGCGGTGGGGTTCTGCTGGTACTGGGCATACCACTGCCACATGATGTGGTGCATCGACGCACGGGTTTGTTGCAGGGATTCGATCGTCCACTGCTCGGGCCAGATTGACTTCTCGTTGCTGGTGCCCTCATTCAGAATAGCCGGGAACTCAAACGCTTCGTAGCTGTCCCCGCCCTCGTTCATGGCAGAGTCTTTGAGCAGCCGGCCGATCAGGTCCCGCTGGTGCCAGCGTGTGTGGAGCACGCAGATTTTTCCGTCCGGCATCAGTCGAGTGCGCAGACCGGCACTGAACCACTCGTAGGCGTTGTCCAAGGAGTTGGTGTTTCCGGCCTTGATGTCCTGCTCAGACAGCGGATCGTCGGCAATGATGAGGTGTGCACCCCGCCCGGCCAGCGCGCCGCCCACACCGATTGCAAAATACTCGCCCCCTTCGGTGGTATTCCACTGGGCCGCGGCCTTGGCGTCCGCGGCAATCTTGGTTTTAGGAAAAATGCGCGCGTACTCGGCCGATTGGATCAGGTTACGCACCTTGCGCGCCATGACGATCGCCAAATCTGCAGTGTGTGACGCTACGATCACCTTGTGGTCCGGGTGTCGGCCAAGGTACCACGCTGGGTAGTAAATTGAGATCATCTGGGACTTGCCCATCCGCGGTGCCATGGACACGGCAATGCGGTTTTTGATGTTCTGCTCGACATCCATGAGGAGGTGGCCCAGCCGTTTGAGGTGGACGCCGAACTTGTAGGTCTTGTCGATGGCCGCAATGAACGCCAAGAAGTCGTCTTGGGCTGCAGTGATGGTTTTGCGCTCTTCCAGCTCGTCAAACATGGCCAAAAGCTCGGCAGCCTCCTCCCGAGGCATGCTCTTGATCAGTTTTTCAATGATTTGGGGCGTCAATTCCATGATTTACTTGGCGTCCACGTCGTCAACGGAGATTTCTGGCAGGTGGGAGGGCGTGTTTGGCACCACTTCTCCCTCAATCACGCGGGTCAAGCGCTCGCGCAGCAGTTGTTCGAGCTCCTCAGTGGGCCGGTGACGCATGGTGATCTCGGTTTTGTCCGTAAACAACCCCACGTCTGAAATTTTGCCCAGCAATTCCAGCGATTTCATGCGGATGCGGGGGTCCGGGTTGGCCGTTTCGGCAATCAGCTTGTTGGTGACGTAGGTTCTGATCTGGGCTGCAGACTTGACCACCACCTTGTCGTACTCATTGAGCAAAGACTGCAGGTAGACAACCGTTTGGGGGGAGGATAAGTCCTCGTCGGAGGCCAGCTTGTCGCCTGCAAAGATGCTGCGGGCGTTGTCTTTGTCGAATTCCGTAATTTCGGACGGGTCTGGCAGGCTGTCGGTGTCTACGATTGCAGCCATGGCTGCAGCCACTCGGGTCTCTAGTGACTCAAAAGTCGGCGCGTAGTCCGCAATCGGGATGTCGTAATCGATGCTGGCGTGGTACATGGGAGGGAATCGCACTCCGGGTTGTTGGGCGGATTGTATAGTGAAATTTTTGGAATGGCTTTTATTTTTGCATGGGGGGTGTTTCCTGTGGAAGGGGGCGTCGTCCGTTAACGGACCCCCACGGTCTGCGGTTGGCCGCTTGTTCCTGTTTGGTCGCCCACCGGCAGTTGTCCGGGCTATACCCCTTGGTATTATCTATACGATCAATTGAGTGGCCGGTGGGTTTGGGCCCCATATCCTCAAAGAAGCATATCCAACCAGTCTTGCCGTCCTCCCCAATCCGCCAACGATCACAGACCGTTACTCCCTTCCCCCCGTATCGCCAGTAGTTTGGATACTTCGGGTTGTAGCAGCGGCCGAGCATGGCAGTGTGGGATTGATGGGTGTAGTTACGCCGTTCTTCCTCGGCAGTTTTAACCAACGCTGCGCGGAACTCTGCGGCGTAGCATCCGCATGAACTCGTGTTCCCATTTTTAAGTTTGAATCCCAGCACCACTTTAGTGTTGCCGCAGTAGCAGAGGCAGGTCCAGCGTGCGTTGGATTTTTTGTCCCGGCTGTGTAAGCTTTGCACGACGAGCCTGCCGAATCTTTGGTGTTCCATGGTAATCCTTAGTGGGGGGTATGGTGGGATTATACCGGAATTTTTAAAATTATGTATAGGTTAAATTTTTAGAGGTGGTGTCGGATGCGGCGCTCAGCGTAAAGGCACGCGAGGAGTCCCAGTTTACAGCGCGGGGGGCCGGGTGCGGGTGGGGTCACGGCGTCCGGACTTTTAAGGTTAGAACATAGCTAATGGGGTTGACAATTACCTATGGTTGAGTTACATTTGAGTTGTCGGTTAATTCAGACCGACATAACCAAAAGGTAATTTATGTCCAAGTCATTCGCTCCCGTGGTTTCGCCCACAATCGTTTCCAATACGCTCAAAGCGTTTAAGGACTCTCACGGTAAACTCAACAAGGTTATGGCAACCATTGCCAGTGACCGTTCTAAAGCGGTTAATCAAGTGCTCGACGCTATGCTTGTTGCATGCGACAAACCAAAGCCCGTTTTCTTGAAGGGTAACGCTGCAACGAATGCAGCCCGTTTTCAAGTGAAATCCATGTTCGACGCTATTGTCGAAGCGGGTCACTTGGAATCATCCACTGGCAAGTCTTATCAGACTTGTTTTTGGATTGCATTCGAACAAGGGTGCGAATGGTCACCAGACTTGGCGAACAAAAAAACGGCCGATAAACAAGCGGGCGAATCCAAGACAAGCACAAAAGCATCCGGGGCAGTGCAAAGCACAAGTCGCACTGACTTGGATAAGACCTTGAGCAAAGCACTCGCACAAGCCCGGTTACTTGGCTTGTTGGATTTTGCAGCCGAATTGGTTGATCTTTGCATCGACCGTTTGGACGGTTTCACTGAGACGGTTTTGAATAAGTAATCAACCCAATGGACAACCCCTAGGGGTTGTCCTCTTTAACCCTAAAGGTAAACCCCATGAACATTGAAACCATTGAACGGGTTTGGCCCACAATCAAAGCCAAGCCTGTCAGTAATCAATACGGCACGTTGATTGTGCTCACTGGTAAGGGTTGCAAAACCGTTGCAAACCATTTGGCCCGTGAAAACTATTTGAACGGTGATACTGATACCCTTTGGAAAGACGTTCGGCACGGGCTTGGCTTTGCCGTGCCACTTTATAACAACCCTATGAACACTAGGGCATATAGTTGGCACACTCGGGCCAATGGTCAACCCCTTGATACCGAAGAATAAATTGCCAGCCCCCATGCCCGCTTCGGCGGGCTTTTTTTCGTCTGGACTTTTTGGGCCCCGCCGCCGCGCGGGGCGCGTCATAGTAGTCGGACCGTGGGGGAGAGCGAGAGGGCGAGTGCGCGCAGCGGCAGGCGAGGGTGAGGGAGGGCGGCACGCGCGCGAGGGCCCGGCAGGACTTTTAAGCTTAAAACTATTGGTAGTATGCGTTACAATGCACAAAACAGGTGTCCCGCGTTACAAAACGCCTGTGCATCAAAGTAAAGATAATACCATGGCTATTTTGTAATACTGCAGGCCTCAAAACAGCATGAGAGAGAGAGAGAGATAGATTATATTATTATTATTATTGTATGTTGTACAGGCGCACAGGCTTTCAATCATACCAATCCTTGGGAAGCTATGGTCGTTTGCTCTTGGCATGTGGACGAAATTTTAAGATTAAAAGTTTTAGGGGGCCCGGGCAGGCTGGTAGGCTTTTTAGGCCCTGTTTCACCTGTC